GGGGACGCTCGCTCGTAGCGAGGACAGTCAATGACTGTGTAGAAAACCTAAAAAGTTTCTACGGGCTTCTTAACAAAGACACAAGGAGTATCCTCATGCGTGATGTTGTCGAAGATATTGTATACAGCTCATACGATCGTCTGATCGAGTGGGATGATGGAACGGATCAAATAATCCAATCTTATTCATACCCACACACCCTAAGACAAGGGTGGAGGTCTGATGTAACCCCGTCTAACGGGGCCGCACCGACCTATTATGAGTCTCACCGATACAAGATGCCAATGGCATCTGTTTACAAGTATCAAACTTACAAACCCTTCACTAAGTATGTGAATGGTGTAAAGGTGAAAGGTCGCTTGGCGTACAAAGGTACATTCCATTTGCCCGCTTCATGGTTTGGAGCAGGTGATGGTCAACCGATGTCGGTCAACTTCCCGAATAGGGTAGAAAACCGTGCTATAGCGAATCTGTATGCAAAGGTTCGTGGCACCGAATTCGATGCTGCTCAGTTCTTTGGTGAACTTCCCGAAACGGGCCGTTTGCTTGCAAACGCAACCCTCAGGGCTCTCCCAGTGTACCGAGCGATTCGTAACGGTAACTATCGACTTGCGCTTAAGAACGCAGGTGCTTCCTCCCTTGTAAAAGGGACAGCAGATAGTTACTTAGCTTTCAAGTTTGGCTTACAGCCACTCTTGCAGGACATCTATTCGATGGCTCAGGCTGTAAAGCCGCCGCCATCAAAGAACGGGATTTTCAAAGTTAAGGCTTTTAGCCAAGAAAATCACGTGTCCACGCTCTTTCTTGGAGCGTACCATGACAACGGTTCTTCCGTGAATCATGGTTGTGAAGCTAGTGCTACGTATGGTGTCAGCAATGCAACTTTAGCCGCACTTAACGTGTACGGGTTGCTAAACCCCGCCGCTTTGGCGTGGGAGCTGTTACCATTAAGTTTCGTCGTGGATTGGTTTTTGCCTATTGGCGCTTTCCTTTCTTCGTTGACCGCAGGAGTCGGTTTAGACTTCAAACACGGTTATATTACGAGATTTAGCCGGGGATCGGTGAACGTTAAATTCACCGGTGTATTGCCTTCAAGCTATGGAGGTGATGACCCCACATTTTCGGCATCAGTGGAAGGAAGTCAGAGGAGAATCCTCTACTCTTTCCCAACACCGAGTCTGGCAATCCCGTCAGTCCCGAACGCTGGCAAAGCGCTCACAGCTTTAGCGTTAGCCACACAACGATCGTAAGATCAGAAATGGACCTGCAAATGCCTAGTTTTGCTTCAATCACCGTCAATGACGGTGAAGACACACCTGTGTCTCATACCTTCCTGCCCAGCACCATCGATCCTAAGACCGGTGTTGCGAAGCTGAAGGAGAGCGATGGAACGCCTATTGGCGATAACATCGTTACGATGTCTCTCCGTGAAACTGACCAATACTATAAAGGTCGGCTTCTTCTGGCTATGCCGGTGGTGGTTACTGAAACCATCAACGGTGTGAATGTCCCGAAGGTCTCTCGTACAGCTTACGCTGACTTGAACCTCTCGTTCGACAAGACGTCGACTACGCAAGAGCGCGATAACGTGTTGATTCTTTTGTCCAACATGTTCGCCGGTGGTGTCACCATGGTTGATGGCACCTTCCGTGATCTCGAGGGGATTTACTGATGTACTGGGCTCGACTGTTGAGTAGGCTTATACAAGCTGTTCTCGATCGTCCCGCCCCTGGCATCAGCGTGCAACACTTGCACGTCCTCTTAGCTCTTAGTGTGTTATTGGTGTTGGCCTTCTTCTTACAGGCTTGCACCTTAGATCCCTCCGCGCTCGGCGATATCGTTCAAACTTTGGACGACGTCGTCGTAGTAACGGGAGATCAGACACCGGAGTAAAGTCATAATGACTGAGATCCACTCTTATCCATAAGGAAAGTAGTTATGTCTAACGTTAAACGAAGACAGCGGTCGCGCCGTGCCCATAAGGGCCGTAAACGCGATGCCAACCACATGCCAGAACAGATTGCTCTCGGATTTGAAGCTGAGTTGACTTCTCTCGTTGAGGAGAAAAGCTTAGATTCAGGTTTTAAAGGTGAGTACCTCCTTTCTGAGTTTAGGTCCAAGTACTTAGACCCGGAAATGGTGACACCAGAGCAACGCCGTAAGGCGGCCATTGAGAAATGGCTCTCGACGGAACGTCGAAATGCTTGCACCAATCAGCGTCTCCAACTTGGAGATACTGACTTTGGGTTTGCGAACTCCGACGAGTTAGTTTCTACAGCTCGAAGGTTTATAAGCGAAACCCTTGGTTCATTGGATTACCCCAAACTTTTGTGTGGGGGATACCATACCAACGGCGCCTCTACGAGGATCCGAAGGGGACCAGGTGCAGGTGTTGAAAAACACACTGGCGAAGCACATATTAGCTCAAGTGCTATAACCCATTGGCTTCAAGTCGCATCTTCTACGCGGCTTTCTGACCAGGGATTAGCTATACAAGAGCACAGTGTGCTGTTTACTGTACCAAAGGCGACAGAGATTGATAGAGTGGCTTGTAAAGAGCCCGAAATCAACATGTTCCTTCAGAGAACAGTGGGGAGCTTCATAAGATCGAAGCTTCGTGGAGTCGGGATTGATCTGAACGATCAGACCCGGAACCAAAAACTAGCAAAAGACGCCTTACGGCTGAATTTAGCTACCATTGACCTCAGCTCAGCGAGCGACTCGATTTCTAACCAATTGGTTTTCGAGTTGTTACCGTTTGAGTGGTGGAACCTCCTTGATGATCTGCGTGTTCATCACACAATGATCGATGGAGAACTCCATGAGCTGGAAATGTTCAGCTCCATGGGTAATGGCTTCACCTTTGAACTTGAGAGTCTGATTTTCTGGGCACTTGCCCGGTCTATTCAGTACCACTCTCGTTTAAAGGGGAAGATTTCTGTATACGGTGATGACATCATAGTTTCATGTGATGTTGCTCCTCGTTTGGCACGCATCTTTGCGTGGTTTGGTTTCAAGGTTAACTCCAAGAAATCGAATTGGACCGGATTTTTCCGGGAATCCTGCGGAAAGCACTATTACCGTGGTCACGACGTAACTCCCTTTTACGTGAGGGAACGCGTCAAAACGAAGCGGG